GATCGAGAACGCGCGGCAAAAGTACCAGAACGCAGAGGAAGTGGTCACCGAGATTCGAGTTCTCGATCTGATTCGCTTCTTGCTCGTAGATGTCAGCAAAACTTTGGCGCACACCTGCGGCCATGAGTTCCCCGGCATCCCCACTGATCTGTGCTTTGAGTTGGGCAATGCTGCTCTTGAGTGAGAGCAATTCACGCTCACGGGCTTTGGCAGAATCTTCAATGCTTTTCTGGATCGCAGCATTGGCCTTGAGAATCGCGTCCACTTTCTGCTGTTCCAGCCTGCCGCGCTCAACAGAACCCGCTTCGGTCTTACTGATCTCAATGTCCAGCATAGCCAATTCCCTGTTGAGGGCCAAGCGTTGCAGTTCAATGGAGCGGTCGAAGGTTTCAGCCTGGAGTGAAAGCAGTGTTTCTTGGTGGTCGAAATACGCTTCTTTTTCTGCCTTGAGGGCTTCGGCCTGAATCTCTTTGCGTTGCTGGGCTGTCTCTTTGTCCAGTTGCAGGAGCAAAGCATTTTTATTAGCTTCGATGTCGGTGGTGTCAGTCACCCCATTCTCAAGGGCTTCAGCGATCTGTGCCTGGGCATCGCGCATGATTTCATAGCGTCTCTGATTGTACTGGACATCAATATCGTCCATCTTGTCAGCGGTCAGTGAGGCAAGGGCTTCCTGTGTGCTGTAGTAGCGCTGGTCTTGCTCCAACAGGCGATCCTTGGTCTTTTGGGCTTCAGCGCTTTTGATCTCATCAATACGGCGAAAGCGGTCTAGCTCGTTCTGCTGAAATTCACGGGCAATCCTGTCGTATTCAGAGGCTAAATTTTTGGCGTCCTCAACAGTTTGAAAGCCAAATAGCCCAGACCCATCTTTTTGAGTCGCTTCTATTTTTTGTTGTTTAAGCAGCCTGTTTTTAAAGTCTGCTTCTTTGTTGATTAAAGCAATTTGCTCATCAAGAGTTGCCTGACCGCTTTTTTTGCGGATTTCAAGCAAAGACTTTTGCAGAGCGATCTCTGCTTCGGTTGCGATATTGGCTTCTTCTATTACTCTTTTTTTGAGAAAATCTTTAGCAGCATCATTGGCTTTTACCATTTCAGATAAAGACCCATAAAGCAGACTTGCTGCCTGAACAACAATCCCTACAACAGAGGCGATATTTGCTGGATCTCCGAAAATTTTGGAGATGTCCCAATCATTCCCATTCTTGGCTTTGATTTGATCAAAGATGCCGCCCACTTTGTTGATGTTATTGGCAAAGTCAGCAGTCCAGCGAACGGCGGCAGCGATATTGCGCCCAGTTTCACCGAAGGCAGAAGCAAGGCCAGCAACGGCATCAGCGGCCCCATTGATAAGGGCCTGGAACTTCTCTTGTTCTTTGTTGATATTCGCTAAACGCTTCTCAAGAGAATCAGCAGCCCCCTGTGTGGCTTCATCAAAATCCATTTGAGCGAGAGCGGTTGAAAGCGCTTCAGCCTGTTCTTTAGTGAGTCCAAGTTTTCCTGTGAATCGCTCAAGATACTTACCCTCATCATCCAGCAAAAGCAAAAACGCTTTCATGTTTTCTGCTGATGATGTTACCCCTGCGATTTGAGCGTCAATCTCATTCAGTGTTTTAACATGATTGATTTCTTCTTTCTCTCTCTTTTTGTTTTGAATAGCCATTAAGTTCCATTCAAGGAGAGAGCGTTTTTTGATCAGATCATTAATTTCTTCTTGTTGTTCTGCTGTTGCGTTTTTCCCAGCTTGGTTTTTCAATCCTTTGATTTGAGCATCAAGATCAGAAATAGACTCAGTGCTTTTTTCAATAATCGAATCAATGGCCTCAATCTCGCGTTTTGCATATTTGACTGATTTTTCAGCGGCAGTGAGAGTAGAATCCTCCATTTCATCAAAAGCAGCTTCATTTGATTTTGTAAGGCTTTCAAGTGTTCCTGAAATATCATCTTCGAGCTTTTTGTATGCCGCCGATATTTCTTTTAAGTTTTGCTCAATGGCCTTCTGAATCTCTTTTTGAGCATCTTCAAAGGCTTTTTTCTGGGCTTTAATTAAATCAAGGTCAGCTTTGCCTGTGGCCAAATGCAATTCTTTAATGCGCTTGTCGAGTGCTTCAGACTTTTGGCCTGCTGCCTGCAATTGGCCCTGGAGACGGATCAGCGCTTCATACTGCTGTTTGAGCGCGTCCATCTTGATTTGTTTTTCTTTGATGTCCTTGGTGTTGATGGCTTCAGGCTTGAAGGCTTTCTCTGTGAAGCGCAGGCCGTGAACATCATCGCCCGCCTTAAATGATGCAGAAAAAGCAGACGTGATTGGGTCAATTGATGCAAGCTGTTTAAGACCAACACGACCACCAGCGTCACCTGATGCGTGCATCACTCGCTTATTGTCTACAGCAACACCAATATGGCCCCTGTTTGTTCTTGGTGTTGGGTCATATCCAAGCACCAAGTCCCCTGCCTGAATGTCTTTGAGTGCCACTTTCTGAGCATATCCAGCGGCAATTAATTTGTCGTAATTGGGCACCCAATTCTCATTACCAAGGATGCTTTGCATATCCTTGGTAACACCAGTCATCTCAATAATCTTGGCTGTGGTAGCTGCGCATGTCCAACCAATGCCCTGCATGCGCTTCTGAAATTCAATAGCCCCCTGCCTGTCAGCAGCAAAAGCCTTTGCCGTCTCCCCAATTTTTTTGTTGAGTTCATCAACCGCTGCGCCAGTATCCTTGATGGATTCAGCCTTCTTGAGTTCTGCGATCTCCCACTCTTCGGCGCTTTGGCGTACACGGTCAATCTCATCTTTAACGCGATCATCGAGGTCTTTCTTGGCCTTGTCGCCTGCGTTTTTACCCCCATAGGTTTCAGTGGGGGATACAGCGGGGGCTTGGCCTCCCTTGCCTGCCTTGCGCTTTTGCTCTTGCTTGCCAATCAGTTCATCAATCTTGAGCAGTTCGCGGCCCTGCTTGGTGAGGTCAGTCGAGGCTTTGAAGGTGGTGTCAAAAGCGCTTTTCCAGGCTTCGCCAATGGATTCACCAATCTTGAGTACAGCAGCACCCACGGTCTGCATCCCTGCGGCAATACGATCAGCCCCGGCATTGGCAACAGTGGGGTTGGTGATCTGATCCATGAACCCACCCCAAATCTCACCGATGCCACGCGCTGCCATCTGGAACAGCTTGCCCAGCTTGGAGAAGAACTGACCAAAGTTCTTGAGGATGAATGACCCGGCAGAGTTGGTGATGCTGCTCAGAGTCTCCCACACGCCTGACCAATTGCCGACAGCGACATCTGAGATCAGCTTGAAGATCGTGTCGATATACGCGAACACCCCCCGAAGCACTTTGTCCACAATGGCGACAAAGGCAAAGAGCGAGTCCTGCATCCCAAAGAAAACCATGTCCCACAGTTCTCGGGCACTGGAGATATGGATACCCAGATCGTTGAAGGTCTGCATAATGGAGTCAAGGAATGGCCCCATGATGTCTCTGAACCCGCCAAGGTTATACTCCCATGCTGCATAGAGCGTTGCTGGGAGAAGCACAAAGGGGGCAGCGGCAGTCAGAAACCCGGTGATCGCTGTGCCAAAGCCTGCGCCTGCTGTGGCTGCTGCTGCGGGCAGTGCTTTCAGTCCAGCGCCCATGCCTGTCAGAGCGGTGTTGATCCCGGTGATACCACCCGCCACGGCGGGGGCTCCTGTGGTGAAGGCCACCAAAGCATTGCCCAAATTGCCCAGGGCCATGATTGAGGTGCTTGCGGTGATGGCGATCCCACCGATAGCGGTAGCAATCAGGCCAATCCCAGCCACAAAGAGGGTGCCATTGGCAACCAAGAATTGCAGGGGCTTGGGCAGACCGACAAACGCATCAGCCGCGCCCTTGATGAACTTGGTCAAGACTTCGAGTGCTGGGGAGAGGTTTTCAATGAATACCTGTTGGGCGACCTGTACCGATGCCTTCATCTGATTGAAGGAATAGAGCAAGCCCTTTTGCATGTCTTTGGCAATGCGATCCTGTACACCGTTCCAATTGTTCATGGTGGCTTCGGTCTTGCGGATCTCCTCTTGGGTCTTGCCCATGAGTGCCAGCAGAGGATTGACGGCCACCTCTCCGAATTGGTCTTTCAGGAACGCTGCCTGATCTGCCTTGCCATAGCCTGACAGGCCCTTTTGCAGTTCGATCACGATGTCGGTCAGCTTGCGCACATTGCCCTGGGCGTCCACAGCATCCACCCCAATCTTGGAGAGGGCCTGTCGAACGGCTGGATCAGCAAGTCTCAGCATGGCGTTTTGGAGGCCATTGCCTGCCTGTGATGCTTTGATGCCGCTATTGCCCAGCAAGACAAGCAGGGTATTGACTGTTTCAAGGGGCTGATTGATCTGATTGGCGGTACTGCCCACATATTTGTAGGATTCTGCGAGGTCGGACACACCGATCTTTGATTCGTTGGCAGCCAATACAATCCCGTTGGACACGCGATCAAATTCGTCAGCACTTAGGCCAAACTGCGAGCGCACAGAGTCAACAGTCATGCCGATGCCCATCAGGTCTTCTTGGGTAGCCACAGAGGCCACTGTGACAGACTTCATGGCCTTGGCCACCTCATCAGCGCTTAAGCCTGCTTTGGCGAACTCAACCCCAAGGTTGGCAACCTCAGTGGAGGTCTTGCCGAACTCAGACATATCACGGGCCAATTGCTTGAACTGCCCCATCTCCTCTGCTGTGGCCTTGGAGATGGCTTTGAACGCCACCAACTTGCTCTCAAACTGTGAGAACTCCTGACCTGCAGAAGAAATACCCGAAATGATGGCAGCGGTAGCCACACCCAAGACCATAGTGATGTCGCGGATTGCCCCGCCTGCCTGGGCATAGGCGTCTTTGACTTCTTTGGCCTGTCTCTGCAAAGCGGCAAAGGACTGCATCTTCTGCTGCTCTGCCATGAGGGCATTGATACGCGCTTGTGTGGCCGCGATCTTTTCTGCAACCTTCACCCGTTCCTCATCGGTCATGGTGATGGACTGGGATTTGGCCTTCATTTCTTCAAGCTGTTTGGTGGCCTTGGCGATCTTCAGAGAGTAATTGTCGGCAGCTTTCTCCCAGCGAGACATGTCTGCCTGTCGCATAGACTTGGACAGGTTTTCAATGTCCTTCTCGATCCCTTTGAATACCCGGTCAATCTCATTCCCAAAGCGGGTCACTTCATCAATGACGGGCTTGGCATGGGTCTTGAACTCATCAAAGGCGTCTTGTAAGGTTTGGCCCATATCATTGAGGGCTTTGTCGATGCCCTTGACTGCTCCCATGACTTCCCTGAGTGCGCTGGTCAGATCTGAGGCACTGAGGCCCAATTCCCAGGTATATCTGTTTTCTGCCATGGGTCAATCCTTTCTAAAGTATGGGTGTAAGTAATTGCTGCAAATCGCGGTGCTGCTGTTTCACCAGTGGGTTGCTTGGGCACTCGCGGTATGCTTGGGTGAGGTAGAGGTAAGCCGTCTCAGGCTGTGAGAGTTTCAGCCAAATGTTGGCAATGCCAAAATAGGGCTTCCAGCCAAATGAGCTGCGGTCAATGCGTCCTGTGGTGGTCTGTCCATTCCAGGCAAATTCTGCGGCCTGTTCATAGGCGTGCAGGGCTTTGCTCCAGTTTTCTTTGGCCGTCCAATAGTTGGCGACCACGATCCAGAAATCAGGGGATTGCTCGCAGGATGGGGGGTAATTGCCCAGGGCTTCTATTCCCTGTGGGCCATGCAACTGCATTGCCATGGTCATGAGCATTACCCATGCTGTCACCTTGTACGCGCTCTCCTGATCGCCCAACAGTTCCAGGCAGCGCTTGACTGCTTCAAAGGCTTCCGCTTGGGCACCCATCACGGACAGGGTGTTTGCCAGGTTGAAATGGTGGAACGGGTTCTCAGGCTCATCAGCAATGCACTGCTCCAGCAATGCTTTGTTGCGCTCTGACTTGCCCCGCTCTTGCACCACTTCGGGCAGGTATCCCAAGTGCCAAATAATTGCCTCATGGTTCCATCTGCGAATCAGGGCATAGTCAGGGCTGTGGCTGGCAAGCTGTTCATGGATGCGCCCCACAAAGCGCAAGGCGTTGTTATTTGGGAATAAGCGAACCACATAATGCTCGGTGGCCGTATCTTTGTTGCCACGGTCTGCATAATTGCGAATCTTCAGTTCATAGGCTGCTTGGGGCTCTTTGGCCATCAATGCACGAATCACGTCATGAGAGTCTTTATCTAAACGCTCATCGGCATCAAGGATCAGAATCCAATCCCCGGTTGCTGCATCAAGCGATTCGTTTCTCGCAGCCGCAAAGCTACCGGGCCACTCACGGGAGAGTACAGTGGCACCGGCTGCTCGGGCTATCTCTTGCGTGTCATCGGTGGATCCGGTATCGACCACGATGACCTCATAGGCCAACCCCTGAACGCTTTCTATTGCGCCCCGGATATACTTGGCCTCATCTTTGGCGATCATGCAGACAGACAGCTTTAAGTCCATTTGAGATCCCCCTTTTGCCAGCCACGCTTGAGGGTGCCTGGCTTATGGGTTTCGGTGTTCACCTTGCCGATGGGGGTGCGGTCGATGACTTCCTGCAGAAACTTGTCTTGCACATCCTCCATCAGACCTTCGATCTGCTCTTTGGTTGGGGGGAATGGCAGGTTATTAAACTCCTGCGTCATGAAGTCCTCGACAGCGGGCATCGAACGGCGCACCATGCCACGGGGGGCCATCTTGCTTGTGCCATACTCGACATACTCGGTATAGGGCACTTCGTTGTAGATCTCGACAGTGCAAGACTTCTGCCCAATCTCTGCCAAGGCTTGCTCTATCTTGCCCAGCAACAGATCCGGGCTTTTGACGGTCACTTTGGTCATAGGGCAAACCTCATGTAATAGAAGGCGTTGACGATCTGTTCTGTCAGATACTTTTTCAGCATGGCCTCTGCCTGATCGCCCAATTCAGCACACTCTTTTTCAATGGCTGCAACTGGGATATTGGCAACATCAATGGGCAGGGCCTTGTGACACTGCTCAGGGCCTTTGGGGGTATTCATCCACCAACCACACACAGGCTCCCCGAATTTCAGGGCCTGGGTTTGGGAGAGGATGAAATGCAAGCGCCCATCATTGACGGTGGTGTGCCTGTCAAACCAAGGGGCAAGGGGTTCTGTGAACTGTTCCAGCCACTTGCAAACCCGTGTCCAATTGGGAGAGCCACCCACCACCATTGGCCCCATCTCACGGGGCATCAGTGAAGGTCTGCCAAACCCATCGACAATCAACCGGGTCAGGCAGTCGAACACATACAACTGAAAGCGCTCGTACTTGTCCGCTGGGCTCCCTGGGCAATCTGCCCACGGAAACACACCCAAGACTGAGGCAGAGGGAAACTCACGGGTGAGAATCTTGCCCTTGCTCTCGATGGGCTTGACTGAGATTCTGAAGTCCACTGTACCGCCAAGATCTTCCTTCAGAACCTCAAACACAAAGAAGGGGTGCCACGGCTTAAGCAGGGAATACACCTTGATTCTGTGGGGGTTCTGAATGGGCTGGATCAGTTCGCGGGGGGATACTGGCAAAGAAGGGATTTTGGCGTGGATTTTAAGGCTCATTCTGAGTACCCGCAATAGCCACGGATGTATTGAGAGAAGTTTTTAGCACTGGCATAGGCCCACTTTAAGACGCGCTTGCTGCGGCGCTTGTGGTCATCACTGCCATGCTCTTTGGCTGTCTCTGAGGATCGCCAATCAATGTATCCGGACTTGTCGCGTCTGCGTTGGATGGCGATTTTGTGACGGTAGGCAGTGACAAGGTTGAATCCACGGATCTCCGCTTCCGAGAAGTGGTACTCACTTGCGATGGGGTCAATCCATTCGTCATACCACCATTGGGCATCCCACCAGCAGAATCCGGCGCTTTCACCGATTCCGAGATCTTCTTGCTGAACGTCTTTATAATCGCAATAATCTTCCCAAAATTGGAGTCCAGAAACAGGCGAATACTCCCAGGCACTTCTTGCCACAGATCGGTAAAAAAACGCTGGTTGACTTCGACCAACTTTCTCACCGCTTGGATCACCTGATTGGGCAGGCAGGAGCGCAGATAGCCCCCACTGATCACCTGTCCCGTGGCGTGGTTGCTCAGGCATTTGGCCAGTTCTTCATACAGCTTGATCATGAACTTGCTGGGCTTACCACCCTTGAGGTCGGACACACCCACAGAAAGCACGTCCTTGAGCAGCGATTGAAAATCCACGTTGCCGCTCTTGAGCATGTTGGGGCCTTTTTTGTAGAGGTAGCGAATCACATCGGGGATGTAGGCGCTGAGCCGGGTGAAGTCGTCAATGTTCAGGTATCTGATGCGCAGGGTTCTTTGATTGGCCCCCATGCCCAGGGTGACAGATTCATCGCTGTCTGTGTAAAACTCACAAGGGAACTCATCTGCCCCCACTTCGTATTCTTCGGCAATCTCTGCGATCACTTCTTCGCGCAGCTCTTGCTTGAGTGCTTCGGGGCTTGCCATCAACCGCCCAAAGAGCGCGTTCATTTCATCCTGTGGTAAGTCCATCTTGGCCAGGGCTTCATAGGCCCGTGACAGTGTTTCATCCCGTAATTCTGTCATACTCTCAAATATCTCCCGTTTGAAATTTGCAGCTTGCCCTTCTCCCAAAGGTCAAAGATCCGCATGTCGATGTAGTGCTGTGCGTACCCGGTCACGATCCGGACGCCGGTATGGCCTGGAACAGGATCCCCGTTCAGGCTGCTTTCGAGTTCCACGATATTGCCGGAAACCCGTTTGATAAACCGAAAGTTGTAAACTGCGTCCCGTGTGGTATTGCCTACCGGGATGCGTAAAAAAAGCCCCTTCCAGAGATTGAGGGGCGGGGTTGCAAGGGGGTCTTGTGGGTCAAAGCGCTCGATTCTGAGAAAGGAGCGTGTGAGTGGGGCTGTATTCCCGATTCTCAGGTTTGAATCAGGACGGTAGGTGTAATCCTGAATGGTTTCAACGCTACCGTCCTGTGGTATCAATGCCGTGAAATCATGGAACAGCGCTTCAGTACGAATACGCTGCCCCATAGATTAGCTCAGGGCCTTGGCGATGTTGCGGGGGATCATATGCTCGGTAGAGAAGCGAGGAACAGAAACGCCTGTGCCTGTGTACTCGGTAGCATTGGCCGCAACGGTCAGATCCATGCCCATCACTTCATTGTTGCCGCCCTTTTTATTGGTGGCACCTGTGACGATGGCAGAGGGATAGTTGACGATATGGACGCTTTGGTCATCGCCGGAGGTCTTGATGTTGAAGTGACGCTCTTTGTAGTCACCACCACCCTCGATTTGGCTGATCTCAGTAGCGCGTTTCAGCACTTGGTCAGCAGCGGGGGCTTTGCTGAAGGGGGTACGCAGGGTGACAGTATTGGAACTGACACGCTTGACATACCGTTCTTCAGTAAACTCGGTCAATTGGCCAGCGTTGAAAGTGGTGTAAACCAAGTCATCGGTGGTCAAACCACTGGCACTGCTCAGGGTCAATTCAGTGGACAAAGAGCCCGCTGAAATGGTGGCCTGAGTGAAGCCGCTGGTGGCTTGGGTGAATACCGGGGTAATGCTGGACATATTGGCCAGAGAGGTCATGATCGCAGAAGCCTCGTTCACAGAACACTGGAAACCGGCAGAACGCTCAGACATGTGGCGCTCATGGGTAACAGCAGTAGTACCGTGTTTGACTTCGACTTGGGCGGTAGAGGGCTGAAACTGGAGTGAACCGGGAACCAAGTTCCCTGCTACTTGATACTCCAAAGAATCATAGGCCAAACCAGCGTCAGGGTTCTGAACACGCAGTTCGGTATTGGAAGTTTTGGAGGGCATCCGCTGCCCACCATAAAGATCGGGCTTATTGCTCGACATGGGGCTATCTCCTTACTCGTAATAGAGGTTGAAATTGGTAAACAAATGGCTCACCGCCGGGTCTTCTTCGGGCTGGGATTCCCAACCGTTCCGATTCGTCAGCGTGAGAGTCATGTCATGCAGAGGCAGCGCGGTGCGTGGGGGTGATGCTTTTGCTGCCTCGGTGTCTGTCTGAGCGATACTGCACTCCATAATTGAGAGCGCGGGATCCAGCCCCAGACGGGTGAATATTTGCCCTGCAATGCGTTGGGCATTGCCCAGGGTGTTGCCGTTGGTGAAGACATCTATTTGGATTGCTGTCACCAATTTGCGGCGATTGTTATTCCAGCCCCCTGAGTTCAGAAACCAGGCTGTGACGTAGGGGTATGCTGGGACTGTGGGGCGTTGGCCGTGGGGATACCAAGTGACGGTGATTCCCAGGGCTGTGCTGATAGCGGTACAGATGGCCCGCATCTTCGCGTTGAATGAGGTGCTTGAATTGGCTGTAGCATCAGCCCAGTTTTGAAGGCTCATTGCTGCATCCTTTTGAGGTAGATCGCATACTGATGGGTTTTGAGAAACTTGATCCCGTCAGAGTTCCAGAGCGTGTACTTGATCGCGCTGCCACCTTGGGGGGTGAGAGTGAAATACTCTGCCCCGGTCAGTTGGGCCTCAGTGACAAGAGAGCGATCCACGATCACCATGGCATCGCCAATCTTGCGAGAGGTGGGGCCGTCATCTTCGTATTGATCGTTGAGGTCAATGTTTTGGTAGGCGATTGCGGTGCTTGTGGGTGTAGCCGTACCGGGATCGCCAGCATCCGGGTCTCCCCCGCTATAGCTGACCGCTACCCTGGCAAAAGCATAGGTATTGGCAAAGGCCTTGCCTTCGAGCGAATCAGCAAAGGGCACTTCGAGCAGCTTGGACACTTTCTTCATGTCATAACCGCGCAGGATCAAATACCCTTTGGCGGCGGGGCCGTCCGGGGTGCGCTTGCTGTCGTGGTGGGTGGACTTGTAGAAGTGGATTTGGGCCTTGAAGCTCTTGGCTGTGCCCACAGTGACAGTGCCACCGCTGAAGGTCTGTGTGCTGATTGCTGCGGTTTCGCCCTGCATGATTGTGGGAACCACACCCCCAACCGGAAGGGGCTTCACGTCCAAGACATAAAGGTCTTTTGCCACCCCTGCGATAGAGGTGATCTTGTCGGTGGGGTTGATGGTGACTGAGGCCCCTGTCAGATCGACAGCGGTATAGCTACACATGGAACGCGATGTCTCGGGTCATGTATGGCTTCAGCAGCATGTCAACGATGGGGATCCCGGTCAGGTTTCCGCTGCTCATCGCATCAGACAGTTTGTAACTGTGCCTATCCGTCTTCTCTTCGGTGATACCGTATGAGCGCAGGACAGACAGCAGGCCACCACCGCCAACCTGATCCAGCCATGCGACAGACAGGATTTTGACTGCCTTCTTAATCATCTCCGGGGTTTCACCAGCAGCGGTTATCCATCCCCACGAACCAGTGACCGCTATATTGAGCGTCCCTTGGGGGAACACGCCAAAATAGCGGCTTTCGATGTCCCAAGAGTTAGAGCGAAAGATCGCGATCTTGGGGTAATACTGGTCTGTGGGGATACGGTTATACGCTTTAAATTCAGTGAGCGGCTGCTCTACCATTGGACTGTTGCCAAACTGTTGCCACTCCACTTTGGTGAGTGAAATGATTGGCATGTCCAAAGGCAGCGTTTCAGACCCGTTACCGTCAAAGGTGCGGGTTTCCGTCCGGGGCTCAAAATACTTGAGCGTGAGACGTTCCACATACTCTGAGGTCAGATCGATGGCGGCCTGGCACATGTCATTGCTGTACACATCAGCAGACACGCCCTCTGCTCTGAGGTCTGAAACGGTGATGTATGCCATTTACTTGCCCTTACCTTTGGCGGGGGCTTTGGGCTCGACAGGCTCTTTGGGTTCCTGTTCTGCCTTGGGCTCTGCTTTGGGCGCTGCATCTTCGATCTCTTTGATTTCAAAGCGACCTTTTTGACGCAAAACCTCCACATATTCAGCATCATCTGCAGAATAGTGATAGGTTTCGCCGGGCAAATAGCTCTCACGAAAAAGGGGGCCACTTAAAGGCCCCCCAATCAGGCTGACTTCATATCTCATGCGTCACCCCTTAAGAGGCCACAACAGCGTCTTGGATGTTAATGGCACGGGCAACCCAAGCACCCTTGACGAACTTCATGTCCACACGGGTACGGCCAACGATTTTAACGATGCCTTCATCAATGAACTCTTGGGTTCCCAGGTTCATGTTGTTGACATCAATGGCCACAATGAAGTTGTTGCGTTTGGTCAGATAGATCTGAGGCAGGGTCTGATAGGTCACTTTAACGATGTCACCGCTGGAGATTGCGCCTGTGGTAATACGGACGATCTCACCAGTGGAAGCGGTTAAGGTGTAATCAGTGCCAGAAACGTAGGGAGCGGTAGCAGTGCTGGACAATGCGGCAGCGTTCACAAACACGTTGGATGCGCTGGGCAGGTTGTCGTATTTGAGTGTAGCGGCAGTGGTGCCAGTCAGGGTGACATGCTCGGTGACATAGGGGTTCACGTCCAGCAAGGGGCAGGGAACAACCAAGATGCCACGGAACATCACCATGTTATCTTCGGTCAACCACAGATCACCGCCAGCGGTATCACGCTTTTTGAGGTAGCTGCGCAGGTTCTCATCAATATTGCTGGGAACGTAGAAGCGCAGTTCAGACTTCTCTTGGCGATAGTCAGCAGGCAGCTTTTTCAGGACGTTGTGCATGATCAACTGAATGTCTGCACCGTTGCTGGCATCGTAGGTGTTCACGGTGGAACCGGAAGCATCAGAGGCAGCGATCACGCCATTGAATTGGCTGAAGGTGGTGTCTTTGATGCGGTTGGTAGCGTGGCCGGTGCCATTGTTTTTGAAGTCGGCTTCTTTGATGGAGGGGCCAAGGGTGTTGGAATACCAAACCATGCGCTCCATGTCGTTTGCCATGGCAGTACCGACAGCCTGGGCCAAGAGGTCAGTCTTGCCAGCGGTGTCTTGATTGGTGCCCAAACGGCGGATATAGCTGTGGTGCAGAGGCAGAACAACTTTGACGTCTTTGGGGTCAAAGGCCACTTTGGTGGTGACAGGAGTACGGCCACCGGAAGTGCTGCCGTCATCCAACTCGATATAACGGCCTGTCAGTTCCAGGGTGTCATAGTCGAGGCGGTCATACAGTTTGACAAATGTGGCATGGTCAGCGAGTACGCTGGCTTTGATGGTCAGGTCTGCGAGTTCTTCACGTTGCTCAGGGTTGAGCGAAGCGGTGACATCGCTGGCAGTCAGGGTCTTATTGACCTGTTGCTCAAGACGGGCCAATTTTTCTTCAAGAGAGGTATAATTTTCCATTTTCTTTTCCTTCCTAGTTATGCGCGGCGGCGATTTTGGCTAATACAGAACCCTCAAAGACAGATTTCTTTGCGGGGGCAGCGGTGGGGGTGCTACCGCTTTCAACCTGGCCAACAGGGCGCTGACTCAGGAGTTTGTTGAGCATGGATTTCATTTCAGCCAGCTCTTGAGATGTGGTATCGGGGGCTGCTTCTGCCTTGGGGGCTTCTGCTTCGGCAGGCTTGTAGCCGTCCTCTTGTTCACTCTCTGCGGGGGCTTCGAGTTTGGAGAGACGATCTTCCAAGGCTGCAAACTTGTCTACCCAGGGGGCAAGGGCTGCATCAATACGGGATTGGATTTCAGTCCAATCTGCATCTGTCAGCATCTTTTCAATGGCCTCAGTGGCCGCTTGTTCAGACATAGGATCGGTTCCTTTCTGTGTGGCCGTTGGGGCCAGAAATTGTTTTAAAACTTCAAGGATGTCGCTCTTGAGAAGGGAGCGCATTTGTTCAAAGAATCCGGGGGCCTGTTGGGGCGTGATGCCCTGGGCTTTGAGTTCTTCGAGTTGTTCAGGGGTAAAGTTCTTGCGAACCAAGAAGGGGCGGTCATTGGCGGGGTAGTCCACAACAGACACCTCATCAACTCCGTAGTCCGTGAGTTTGCCGGGTACGGGCATCCCCGGCGCTTTGTCGATGTTCATTCGTCATCCTCCTGTTTGGGTGATGCCCATACCGTCCCGATGCCACCGGGGCTCAGGCCGTTGATCTCATAGTTTTTGAGCATTTGAATACCGCGCTCAGATACGGCTTGATAGGCTTGCAGCCAAGTTCCAGGCTTGACTTTGTACCCACCAATCACGGGCTCTCCGTATTCGATCCAGTTGCGAACACAGACAAAATCGGGGTGGTTGATCCCCTGCTGTTCAGCCCATTCGTTGTGTTGGATCCCCACCTTTTGGCTGTAGAGGCTCCAGTGATCGCAAGAGCGCTCGATGTCCTCAGCAGACATCCATTGGCCGTGGAGGTCGGGCTTCTCAGGGCATCCGGGCTCAAGCACAATGCCGATCACAAACCCTTGAAAATCTGCGACTGCTTTGTTCTCTGTAATTTTGGCAAGGGGGGTAAAGGCGCGTTTCTGTTGGGCAGACTTGGCTGTTTGGCTGGGCAGAATCACTTCAAGAGTGGGGGCTAAATCTTCAACGATGACTTTATCCGTTAAGTCAAGATAATTACTTTGGTTTAGGACATCGCAGAACGTGGGGAAGTAGGCGATAAACTCACGAATCGCCGGGAGGGCATCTGTCAGGTTTTGCTTAAGTCCGTACTTATCGCCGGGATCGTCAACAGAGATATATGATTCTGCGAGTTCAACCACATTGACCAAAGATTGGTTAATCCCATTTACCCGGTGAATATCCCAGGGCGATGCTGTTCTGAATCCGTTATCCCAGTAGCACTCATCCCAATACTTGACGCTGCGGGCTTTCCAGTAAAATTCAAGGTCTGTAATCAATGAGATGATCAATGAAGCAAAGCTGAGGTTTTTCTTGGCTTGAGCATATTCAAAACAATCTGCTGACCAGCGAATCAGCCACAATAAATCCCAATCAAGATTCATCAATTCGTTTCTAATTGATTGAGCGGTAGCCCAAGCTGTCTTTTCAATTGCGGCAGTAGCCATGTTACGAGCAACAAAACCAGCCATATATAAAGACAAATCTTTAATTTCGGGGATGTTTGGTAAATGGCCTTTTTCAAGACAGGCAAGCGTATGCTTATCTATTTGCTGAAGCACATCAGCGATATTTGAATCAGGCATAGTTTTTTCCTTTTGATTTTTGGCAATAAAAAAGGGAGGCATTTCTGCCCCCCTCGGATGGTCACTGAACGGTTACTTTTGATGCAGGCTTTCGAGATCCAGCACCGCAACATATTTCACGGGTTTGCCCAGGGCTTTTGAAAGCTGGGCTTTGAGCGATTGGGTGATCTTGCTGTCGTCAGGGAATGAGGCCACCACAGAGCTTTTGAGGGCTGCGGGGGTATTGGCTTCTTCTTCTGGGAACAGGGGCAACTCACCTGGGATGATGGCATCAAGCAACGCACGGCGCTCATTGAGAGTGAGATCGTCTTTGCCTGAGTTCAGGATTTTGATTGTTGCGTCTGTTCGGTCCACACTGAAATTGTTCAGAGCAAAGCGCCAATGCTTCACGCCCTTGAGGTTGAACTGACGTTGACTGTAGAGACTGACTTCAGGCAGAAACACGTCATTGATAATCATCTCAATGCTGTTGCGTTCAGGCTGAAAGACCATCTGTTCAGTGATGCGGATCGATTCTTCGGCGGTCGCCCGGTTCAGAGTGGACTCCACTTTTCCCACCATGATCTGAGGGAGACGGAACAGAGCACAGATCGACTTATCCAACCAATCGAGGTATTTGATGAACATGCCCTCTGTAGACATAATCTCTGAGAGGTTTTCGATTCTCACCGAGGGCTTGATCACTTCTTTGGCCGTACCTGAACCTGCGGGCTCTGCTTCCACCTGAATGATGATCGCTTTGCTGCGTGATTCGCGGCCTTTGATGGCTCTCAATTGGTCTTTGATAATCTCTGCCAGTTTGGGGTTGTTGGCCCCTTCGACCACAACCGCGATGGGCGGGGTGGCGTTATTGTCGAGAACATCGAGATTGACGATGCGGATCGCCCGCGCTGCGAGTACGTCAGGCAGGCCGGGGATCCATTCGGGGGTGGGAATTTCATCACCCACGGCCACGATGGGGAACCACAGGATCTCTGTCGCATGGGGGAAGTTTTCCGGGGGTTGCCCGATCCCTGTCCAAAACTCCCCGGTCTTGCTGTTCATGGGACGGGGATCAAGGAACTCTTTGAAGTAGGTTTTTCTGATTGTGCTGCTCTGGAATGAGCGGCGGCGTGGCAGGATCTCCTGAATGAACCGTCTGAACCGTCTGGACTCAGGCACCTTGACCAACTTTGCGCCAATGCGCTGGGTGCGCTCGATGCTGATAACCTGATCATCGTAGGCACAGACCTTGATGGTCTTGAGGTCTTCGATGGGGTTGACGCCAATCACTTGGCCCACAGTATTGCGCAGAATCTCCCAAGCCCCAAAGGCATACCGTCTCCGACCCTCAAGCACCAACCCGATCACGTCATTGGCAGAGCGATTGGGGCAGATGTAGCGAAAGAAGGCGTCCAATTCGTCACGCTCTTGCTCGATCTCTGCGATCACAGCGGCGTCCTTGACTTCATTCAACTTATTGCGGTCTGTCAGGGGAACCAATTTAAACCCTTGCCCACCCGTGCCAATGCTGTGCGCTTTGATGGTGCGCGAAAGTTCAGGGCACTCCTCGATCACGATCTCCAGGGCACTCAGGGGGAAACGTGGCTTGATCTCAATGGGATGGGATGACGATTGTGCATATTCTTGAGATTTGGCCGCGCCCTTGGTGGTCTTCTTGGGCTGGGCTTTGCCGGTGCGCTTGGGCTCTACCGCTTTCTCTTGGACTTCCATCTCAGGGATGTGGCCCAACAGATCGTTGTTTCTGCGCTCCAAGGTCTTGCCCATGTCGAGGGCAATAACTGAAGCGTCAGCAGTGGCCCTTCTTTGTTCAAGCTGTGACATGTGCAAACCTGCGATTGAATATTTTTAAGTAGTCAAAGATTTCTTCGAGCAATCTGAAGCAAAGGCTCAGAGACATAATGCAGTCATCATGCTCAGGCGATGGGGCACCCATTTTGCCGCCCCCAAGGTTTTGGAAAAATTCAAATTCATCAATGATCCACTGGGATGACAGCCTGAGACCCACGGCCTGCTCATGGTTGTTTTCGGGATCTCCGTAATACTGGACAGCCTCACGAATCGCAGACCTGAGCAGATAGATGGTGGTGGACTTCTCCGAAAGGGTGGGGAGCCCGTCATAGGTGGAATGACCACAGTGGACAAACTGATCCCAATCTTTCCAGAGGGGAAGTTTTTCGCCGTGTTCGTTGGTGACTTCCATTGCTTCACTGCGGGCTTTGGCAATGGTGGCACGGCCAACCCCGTTGGATTCGATGGCAACCACACCAGGGTATTGCTTCCAGATGTCGTATGCTTTGAGATGCAGGTCTGTACTGCTGACCCGGTTGTCTCTCCACTGGTAGATCTGCTCTCTTGTGATTGCGTCCACCACAGTGATGACTGAATAATCTTTCCCGGCCCCGTCTGCTACGTCCACCCCAATCGCGTGTATATGCCCTGGAATGGCTTCTCTGACCTGTGTGGTTAAGACACGCATGTCGCAGTCTTCATCAGCAAAGATCAGGGAGCCCTGAGACTCGAAGCAGTCAGAATCGTTTTCAGGATATTCCTGCTTGAAGGCGTGAGGCCCCTTGGCTGCCAGGGTGGGGCTTGATTGGGTCTTGCGTCTCCACTTGATTTGCTCAAGGGTGAGGTCTTGCATCCATTCCAGCTTGACCAATTCGATCAGCCTGCGCTCATCTTCTGTCAGGCTGTCTGCCAGCTGTTGGCGCTCATCTTCTGAATAGATGGTCTCTTTGTATTCGTCATGCAGAAACCACGGCCAAAAGCGAGAGTGCCAACCCCCACCCCCTTCTTTGCCTAAGCGGTAGAAGCGGTGGAAGTAGTCACCCTTTAACTTGGGGCTGGACTCAATAAAGATGTTTGTGGTCGGGTCATTCAGTGAGGGCTCAAGGCCCTGGATCAATTCATCGGCATAGGGCCATTCAGCCAATTCAGAGAGCAGAGCGTTTCTGATGGTGATTGAACGGCCCTTTTTGCGGGAGATGCTTTTGCTCTGCCCTGGGCTGCGACAACTGAAACGACTTGCGATAGAACGGAAGTTCAGTTCTTTGGTGTTGTCTTTGTCTGCTTCGGGCAGAACAATCAGCGGGTCATCCCGGTCGATACTGTTGAAGTAGAAGCGCACCCGTTCTTCAAGCATGGTCTTTGAGGCATCGTCATCCTGACAAAATAGCCAGGTGCGTGTGCCATGAAAGAAGATGGTGTCATGCAAGAGAATGGCGCAGATCAGCGAGGACAGACCAAACTGACGCGCTTTGAGGTTGACCTCTCGGATACCTTGAAACCTGTAGACCTGCCGGCCATTGGCCAGGGTGTAGGGCTTCCAGTACAGTTCTTTGAGCATATCGAAATAGCGGCTTTGAATCGCGTTTAGTTTGAACGGGACTTCTTTGCCGCTTTTGTCGATAATCTTGAGGGTGCGCTCTATCCAGAGTTTGGGGTCTGCCCTGAATCGTCTGAACAGTTTCCGCTGCTGACTCCTGAGTGTCGAGGCCATTTAATCCTCGTCATCGTCATCGATCAGATCGGAGAAAGATGTCTTTGTTTCGTTTGGCTTGGCTTGCTTTTTCTGCCCTTCTGAGAGCATTGCAATCTTCAGCCGCGATTGCCTGACATTTTCCAGGCCCTTTGCTGCCACGTCCAGAAAGCGCATTTTATCGAGGTTGCTATCAAAGCCCAACTCTGCGCTTATCCCGTCCTCTGCCAGATTGGAGATTTCATCACCGATCTTTTTGAGTTGCTTGTCATACTCCGTGTTGAGTGCCAGGGCTTCCGGGGGAATTTGAGCGACTTGCCCGGTGATGTGATACCGGATCTTTTGCTCTATCTCTGAAAGCCTGTACTTGTTTGCGAGAGCAGACAGGTGGCCGGGGGTATAGTTGAGCTGTTTGGCCAGTTCTTTGAGGTTTTCACCCGTGACTCTGGCAAGCAACAGTTTCAGAACATCGTGAGGGCTGGGTTCACCCTTGGCCATTCAGGTTATTCTGTTTATTCGTTTTATCATTCAGCACAAAACGCACGAAAGCCCTGCCTAAAATGGTGAGGGCTTCCTGCGTGTGGCTGTCGCTGATCTTGGGCAAGAGTTCGTTTTTCTTGTGGTAGGGCTTCTCAAGTTTGAGCAGAACCCTGATAACGTACTCATGCCACCCGTCAACAGTCATGCCTCCCACAATGACGCGCATGGAGCGCAGGTGACGGATCACCATGTCCATGTCGTCATGGGTGACATCGGCAATGAGGGGTTTGCCTTGGGGGCCTCTTGGAACGTCACGCCCGTCTATACGTTCAATGGTATAGACAGAGGGGAGTATGCCTTTGCAGCCGTGGGGGATGGGTTGATTGTCGTTTGCGAGCAAGCCACCAGCATAATATGACATCACCAAGCTCAGAAGCTGTGGTCGGTCAACTTGATCCCAGAGATCGACTGTGGAACTCTTAGACTTTTTTCGCATCCTATCATTTACAATACAGGTCAAATCGGGGGTTTAAAAGATTTGCGGCAAATTTCTTAATTCACAATTAAAGAAAACACGGGGATTTTCTTAATTCACAATTAAGAAATGAAAAACCCCCGTTTTGGGGGCCTGTTTCACTTTCCACAGTGGGGGCACTTGGGTTGGGTGTGTCCGTTTTGTCTGAGCCACTGCATCATCTTTTTCTCATCAAGCACAGCCTTTTCCCTGGAATCAAATGGGCCTGTCCCCGCCTTAAAATGCCTGACCTTGACCTCTGTATTGATATGGGCAATAGGGTTATACCAATACCACTTTCCGTCTGCCCCCTGGTATATGTTTGTGTGCTGATCAGACATTTCGAGCTACCATCGGGATTGTTATTGTCAGTCCATCGTGATCGTCAGTCCAAAGAGTTTGCTCCACACGGTCAGCATAGACATCAAACTGCAATTGAAACGGACAGTCATATGTCTCAAAATTAACACCTTCCCCAGCGCCCATGGGCACAATACTGATGTTTGATAAAAACTCCTCTTCAATCCAGTCTAA